GTGAACCAAGGTTATTAGCTCACAGCCCTTCCTGCCGCATGTCTGAACAAAAGCGACCGGAACTCAAAAGTGCCCCCATGATTGGCGGGGGCCGCCTGAAGAAGGCGAGGGAAGCCCCCATCGTGATAAGCGCAGATGCTTTGCTTTACACGGTGGGTCCTCGAACCCTGTACACGCGAGATACAGAAAGAGGGGGGATGGGTCCTTTAAGCACGGCTTATAGCCGAGAGGACGCCGCAAACCATCTCCGATCCGCACTCCGCGCGGTTGCGCGCTGCCTATGGATATACATGGAAACGTATACTCCCTATGATCCGAACTGGATTCGTGGTTCCGCCGATGAGAAGTCTGTGTTACACAAGACTCTCACGTATTGGTTGGAACTCGTATCTAGCATGGGGACCTGGGATGAGGCGCGCACGGAAAAGTTTCTCAAGTACAAGCTTGCGGCGTTTGCCGCGTACTGGTTAGGGCAGCTCTCAGGTGAAAACCAAGTGATGCCCGAGAAACCTTTTCCTGGTGTGGATAAACCTGGTGTCCTCCTCGGTGGATTTGTCTACCGTCGCGTTCGCTATTTCTTTCGTAACTACCTTTCCCAACCTGATCCGGAACGAGACCCTGCGTATAGTTTAACGCAGGCGGTCCTCCAGATTAAGAGGGATATGCCTCGCCCTTCAAAGGCAAGGCTGGTTAGTACGAAAGGAGCGACGGAGACTTCACTCACGAGTGTGAAGGACACGCCTCCAGCTGTGACGTTCGCTGGGGACATAATTGAGGATTTTGGCTGGGGTGTTGAACACCTGCACCAGTCAATTGACAAAACGCGAGCCTGTGATCAGATTCGTCGTACTGTGCGTGAAGCTCTACAACACGCACGGTTTACGGACGAAGATCGGCACGAGCCGTTTATGCCATCCTTCTCGGCAAACTACAATAACTCACGGGGTAGGTTAGGGGTCGTGGGAGATCTCCTTGATGGTCATACCGTCTTGGATATCCCCGACTATAAACCTACTGAGCTTGTAGGACAGTCAGTAGTGTTAGGCAACGAGCTATGTGTAGCTATGCGCACTTTTCAGGTCCCATTTCCTGAGGACCTCTTCTCTTTCCACACGGCACCGGGCCCCCTCCGCGAGGGTGAGGCCTATACCATGGTGGACGATTCGAAATTCCGTGAGCACTGGGGGTCGTTCTACGACCTCTTGGCTCAGTACGCAGACCGAGAGATTCCACTTGTGAAAGTGATCTGTCTCTCTGAGTCGCTCAAGGTACGGCCAATAACAAAAGGCCCCCCTTGTACGTACACGGTTTTGAAGCGTCTCCAGAAAAAGTTGCACAGTACGTTGCGACGTTTACCCGTGTTCCAATTCATCGGAAAGGAGATTAATTCCCAAGACCTATTCTCCCAGGTCGGGGATCTCCGAGACGGCGAACTCTATCATTCTGCCGACTATTCCGATGCCACTAACCAGATTCGGTCGTGGGCTTCTGAATGTGCCGTTAACACGGTCGCTCAGTGCCTACAACTGAATGAATCTGAGACCGCCATGTTCCACAGGGCGATGACTCAGCATGTTCTGGAAGTTGGAGAGGAGAAGTTAAGTTACGACGCACAGCGGTCCGGTCAGCTCATGGGATCGATTGTCTCATTCCCAATTTTGTGCCTGGTGAACGCTGCCATGGTACGTTGGGCTTTGGAAATTTCCACCAACACCCGTATCCCTCTCCGGGCGGCCCGTATGGCGATTAATG